GCATCTGCAAATGGATAACTAACCTCAGTATTTAAAGTTAAAAGTTGAAGTCTACTGATAGGTTTAAACTCTTCATATTGGCTGTCAAAAAAGTCTACTTCTTTTTGGTCCACTACCGGTCTAAAATTTACTACAAATTGATTAGATTTTTTATCAATAATTCCGTTTTTATAAGAAATATAACTATCATTATAATTTAAATAATTTCCTTCTAAAATAGCAATAGATGAATTATTTTCAAGAGACATTTTAATAAATAATTTTAAATCTTGCTCATGCTCATAATCAAAATCACTAATATCTTCAGAAGTAATTGTAAAAAGGATTGGATTAGTAAATGATAGTTTATTAAATTTTTTATAAGTCTGTTTTTCTACTTTTAAAGTTTCATCATTAGTATAATAATACTTACCATATCTGCCACAGCATAATTCTACAGGAGTGTCAGAATCTAGTGCAATAGTATAAGTTGTTCCAAATTTTACTGGAACCATATAAATTTTAGTATTAACTTCTTCTGTAGTAAAACTAACTTGTAAATCATTTTCTAAATTAAAAATTAATTCTAATCCTGCTGGTTGACTATTACTAAAACAGTTATATAATGACATTAAATTTATATGATTGTAGTCTCTTTGAAATCTTAAATATTCTCCAAGATATTCATGAGTATAAGTATCATAAATATTTGATCTAATTTCAAAGTTTTTTGTTTGATTTAAGACTGGTTTATTATAATAATAGTTAGGCTTTTTGGTTAATGGCCAGTCATATTTATAATATTTTGGTAAATTAAAATTTGCTAATAATTGTTTTATATAACCAGTAATTATATGTTGATTATTGAATTTTAACATTTAGTTTACCTCCTAAAGATTTCTTGGGGTTGTTCAGACTGTTTCATCGCCCAAAGTAACTGATAAACGTGCAGAACCATTTACAACTTGTTCTAATAATTGTAAAATACTAACAACATTATCATTAACATCTTTTATTTGAACTTGATCACTGCTATCTTGGCCATTTTCTACTTGTTGGCTACCTTCATCATTTGCATCTGTTAATGTTTTATTTTTAACGTCATCTCCTGAACCATTACCGACATAGCCAGAATCTGAAGTAGTATAGCCACTAGTTGAAAGTAAACCAAAACCACTGCCTCTAACAACAGTATTAGTTACACCAGGTAAAATTCCCATGCCGGCTAACATGCCCATTCCACTAAAGCCGCCGCCTGTTGCAAGGCCAGCCATTAATGGACCTAAACTACTTAATAAGCCACCAGCCATTGCACCAACAGCCATTAAATCAGCTACTGTAGTATTTAAATCAAAGCCTGAACCAAAGACGTTAACAAATGGTAATGCAATACCACCAGTAGTATCTTTTAACATACCAGCTAATGTATATAAAGCATACATAACTGGGTTATTAGCAATTCCAGCTGCAATACTATAATTCAAGTTAGCAAACATATTATTCATCATTTCGCCCATACTTGTTCGGCTATACATTGTAGCTGCCATGGCATATAACTGAGCTTGCATGCCAGTATAATTTAAGTTTTGATTTCTTACCGCTTTTAGTGAGCTACTTAAGCTTGCAGCAGCTTTTAAGTCAGACGCAGTAACACCAAAGACATTTGCATATTGTTGTTGAACAACTAGACTATTTTTTGTCTCTTCATAAATACCAGCTAAATAAGTAACCATGGCATTCATTAAGACATTGGTTTCATTATCAGAAAGTCCACCATTTAAAATGTCAGCTATAGACATACCAGCTCTATTTGCTGCCATAATAACTAAGTTACCGGCACCTTGGCCATTAAGACCTGAAATATTACCTGAAGCAATTTGTCCTAAAATAGTTGCAATTCCACTAACAGATTGTTGAGACATACCTACAGAATATAAGGAGCCTAACCATTTTTGAACTTGGTATTCAAAGGCAGCAGCAGACTTAGTTCCCATTAAAGCTTCAGCTTCTTCTAAACTGCTTCTAACATCACTAGCAATACCTTGCATATATTCTGAAGTTTCATACATTCTATTTAAGAAACTAGTTAAAGCAGATTCCATACCTAAACGTGCAGCAGTAGAATCTTGTTGTTGAATACGGACTAATCTTAATAATGTTTTATCAGTAGCTTCAAAAGTATTTGCAATCTTTTCACTAATAGTCTGTAAGAAAGCTCTTTGTTGAACATCAAAAGCAATACCTTGATTAACTAATGTTTTAATATTTTCATTAACTGCAGATTGTTTAATAAGTGGTGATAAACCTACTACTCGAGTAGTATTCATATTCATTAGTTCTCAGTATGAGCCTAATAAATTTAAATTTTTAGAACCTTGAAGTCTAGTATCAACTAATGTTTTCATTCCTCCAAGTTCTTCTACATCACTACGAATTTTCCATGCAAAATTACTAATGGCTTGAGCTGCTTCATCTAGTCGCTTTTGAGTCATGCCTTTATTAAAGGCTGCGAGCTCTTCCGCAGAAGCTTCTGCACCATTATGTGAATCTCTATAAGCTTGTCTATATTCTTCTTCCGCTTTTTGTCTACTGGCAGCGGTCATTATTCCAGCAAAACCTGTACCCCACTTATTATAGGCAGCACCGCCAGCTTCTTTAGCAGCATTTAATTTATCACGTTTTTCTTTTTCTTTTCTACGCTTTTCTTCAGCTTTAATTCTATCAGTAGCTTCTTTTTCATCTAATATACGTTGAGCTTTAAGTTGATTTTTATAATTTTTAAGTTCTTTAGCACGAGCTGCTGCATCTAAAGTAGCATTAGCTTCTAATTCTTTTTTCTTTGCCTCAATTCTATAAGCAACTTCTTCATCAGTAGCTAACTTACCTTCTTTAAGCATTTGAGCTCTCACATCAAAGTCTACTTGTAAATAAGCTTTCTTTTCTTCATTAATAAGAGAAAGTTTTAGATTTTTAAGCTTTTTAGCATTATCAATTCTAAGTCTATTGAGTTCATTTTCAGCAGCAGTATCCATAGCTCTGGCGTTAGCATAAAAAGCATTGATCTTGTTTAAGGATCTAATCATACCTTCTTCATTAATTACTACTTTGTCTAATGCCATAGCTTATATCCTCCGCTACTTATTTTTTATTTTGCAATCTACTTTGTTCAATTGCCTTCTTAGTTGCCTCTTGTTTATTATTAATACATTCAATTAAATATACTCGTTCTTGAAAACTCATATCAAGAACATCGGTATAGCTAGTATGTAAATTATCACTAATATACCAGCACTCTTTAATTATTTCTTTATATCTTTTTGGACCGTAGGGTTGACCATCTTTAGATGTTTGTGGGTCTAAAAAATTCTGGTCCAAAGCGAAACGTGGCAGGAACGTCCCCTCCACAAGATGGACATTCTACTTGGAATGAAGCATCTAGTCCGATGCAGGCGTTCAATGCATCTAGATTATTTACAATTTTAGTCATGTCTAATGCTGGAAGTTTATTAATAAAGGACTCTGCCTTACTTGGGTCTAATTTATTTCCATCTACTGAATCAATAACTTGTTCTAAAAGAACTAATAAATCAAATTGAATATCTGCATTTTTATATTTGCGTTTCATCTCTCTGATTTTGCCTTCAGCCTCGTCTAGCATTCTAGGAGTTTGGAATTTAATTGAAACAACGTGTCCACTTTTTGGAAGAGTAAATGTTCTAAGTTCTTCAAATTTTTCTTTATCAAATTCTCTAACTTCTAGCTCATCTAAGTGCATAGAAGAGGTAATTTGTTCTCCACAATATGGACAAGTTAAACCAACCTTATATTCATCACCATATGTAACAACTCTAAGTTTATGAAGTAAATATTCATAGTCTCCTAAAGCCATATCATAAACATGAATAGCTGGTTTTTCAATCATGCAGCCTTCAATAATATCTGCAAGAATTTTAAAATGTGCTGTTGATGGAGATAAACGTTTCATCTCATCTCTTGCAGTCATGCTTCTAAGGTCCACATGGGCTGCAACCGGCTTATCATAAATTAAGCCTTTAGAAGGTAATTCATATCCTTCTGCAATAGTGTAGTTTGTTTGTCTTTCTTCTGCCATAAAAATTTCCTTTCATTTTAATCACGGTTTTCGAAATGTTTTTCTAAAATTTCTCGTATAAGTGCTGAGACTGTCATACCTTTTTGAGCAGCCTGTGCCTCTAGACGAGCTTTTAATGGTTTGGTAGTTTCAAAAGTTTGCATTATTTTATTGCTTCGATCTACTTTCTTTCGTCCCATAATTATTTTTCCTTTCAAAGAGTTCTGGTAAACTCATTTAATTTAGCAAATAAATAAAAATAGATTTAATAAATTTATTTTTTTTGATATAAAAAAGACCCAAATAAATGGGTCTTTATTTTATATTGCTTAATAGATTATTCAGCTTCTTCTTCTGGAATATTCATAACAGCTCTATCATAAGAGATAGCAACAGTCATGGATCTCTTTTCATCTGATTCTCTGTCAAAACTATTTTCTTGAATACCTGTAACAAAACAGCCGTATAATGTCCAAGATCTAATTAATTCATAGTCTTGAGTATATTCTAATAATGTACAAGTTTTCTTGTAGTCTTTCATACGTCCACCTTTGAAGGTATGTGGATCATAAGCAAGTCTTAACCAAGCCATTAAAATTGACTTTGTATCAAGACCAACGACATCATCAACAGTGATAGAGCCATCATTATATGAAGGAACTCCAGCAAATTTAACTTTGTCATTACCTCTTACGTATTCTAAGACACCGACAGAGTAGTGAGGAACATCACATTTAGTAACATTTAATCTAATAGCTTCAGTAGCTTTAGCACCATCCATCATATTATCAGCGGCATCATCAGCATCAATACCATTTTGATAATTAGTATTTAATAAATTACTAAGATCTGTAATTTCAAATACGAAGAATGGTGATCTTGCAGCTTCATAATTGGCTAAGTTTGTTGCAATATGTTGAGCAGTTAAGCCTTGAGTAATTGCATCAGCAGTAGTAATTGTTTTTGCCATATATTAATTTCTCCTTTAACTATTCATCTACTCCGACAACGACGCCAGAAATAGAGTCTTCTAATGAGATATTTAATTCAAAGTCTTCAACAGCTTCAATTGGAACAATTCTAATTTTTGCTTTTAAGAGTGCCTTTGTTCTAGTTACAACCTTAATAAGCTTATAATCAGCAATGCCTTGGTCAGCTTTCATTTTTTCTAATACTGGACGAATTGTATTACAGAAGTTTGTCCATAATAAATCACTATTTGGACTAAATGTAAATTTTCTACAAGTAATATAAAGTTCTTTCTTTAATGTGCAACAAAGTTGTCTAATATTTAAGAAATGACTTGCTCTTAAGCCACAGTCAACTGCTGGATCATAAACCTCTAATGCATGTGCAGTTCTATTGCCCCATAAATAGTAATTATTTCTAATCTTTGCAACCACATTAATTGCATGGTTGAAAGATGATGGGTCTTCACTTGGGGTTAATGGAGCAAGGTGTTCAGCAAAACGTGGCTCTAAATTATTAACAGCAACTTCACCAAATTTTCCTAAAGTTGTTTTAGCAACTGTATAAGGTCCAATACCACGATTGAAACCAGCAACAGCATACCATTCAGAATAACCATTTTCAATAAATGCTTTTTGAGCACAAGCTAAATAATGGAATGAAGCTGGGAATTGAGTATTATTGTCATAATCTGCATCTTCTGGCATAACATAAGAAACTTTTGGACAGAAAATAGCAGTATATTTATTAGCCCAAGTCCATGCTGCAACTTGTCCTTTAATAGCTCTTAATAATGTTGATTGAGTTGTAGCCTCTGTAATATCTTGGCTAGTTTCAATAATGTCAACAAGAGCAATGCAATCTCCACGACCTTGGCTAGCTAAATCAGCAGTTTCAATATTTCTAACATTAACAAATGTTGCTAAGTTAGTAATTACTTCATAAGCTACTTCATCATAATAGCCGCCTGTAATAATATATCTAAAATCATATGCAGAACGATCTTTTAAGCATTCCCAGAAAAGTGGATTAGCAAGTTGTGAGGCAGCAGTAATTTGTTTGTAAAGAATGGTATAGCCCATTTTTAATAATTCATAAGCTATTTGATTACCATTTTGTTCCAAAGCTTCAACTGCATTTTTACCTTCTTTATCAGCTTCAATATAATAATATGAAATATATGGATTTGGATATTGTTGTGGATCAACTGGGGAATAACAGTATAATACACCATTATCATAACCAACTAAATAGCCAGGATCAGTTTCTGCAGGAGCAGTAGTTCTAGTATAAAGATGGTTTCTATATGTCCAATAATATTCTTCAGCAGTAAGATTATTTGCTTTAACAGCTAAAGCATCTGTTGCTGTTGTAATAGAACCTAAGCTTTCATCAACAGTAATAATACATTGAGTAGCGCTAGCACCATCTGCAAGACTTACAATATTAGCTTCAGCATTTTGAATTTTAATTAAGCCATAGCCAGTAAGAGTTTCTTTCGCAACATTAGCAGTGTATTCATATTCATGACCTTCACTACCGCCAGAAGTAATTTGAAGAGTAGTAGTAGTTATTTCAAATTTTCTAGTATATTGAGCACCTTCTGCTGCTGAAGCAGTTGTAGCTTTAACTTTACCAACATATTCAATAAAATCAGCTGGACTAGAACATTCAAAAATTCCATTTTCATCCGCAACATCTTCAAAGTAACTATTACCAGCAACTGGATTTAATGGTTTTATTTTATCTGAGGCAACAAAACCTGGAACAACTACAGTAAAATTAGAATACTCTGTTTCACCAGCTTTTGTCTTATCCCATTCATTAATAACAATTTTTGGCATATGATTTTGTTCTCCTTCTTAATTAATTTAACTTTTCTTTAGAACATCATTTAATTTAGCATATATTTTTTATTTTTATCTAAATAGTTTTTTGTATATTAAAATCTAATTGTTCAATCTCACCAGGCTCACTTATTTTATCAGAAAGTTCAATCATACTTCTTTCTTCTCCTGGCATTGAAATTAAGGTATCATCAACTTCCATTCTTCAGTTACTTCTATATGGAATACTAAATAAGAATGCATCTTGAATTTCTAGTTGAATAGTCCATCTAGTAAATTGTCCACTAAATATTCTTTCACTAATATTACTAGTATCGGATACATTACTTAATACTCTAATATTAGCAATATGTTGTAATCTATCTTCTCTATTATGGGCTTCATTCATATTTTTTAAGTTTTGATATGGAATTTCAATTTTAAGAACCGGATTATTAATAAGCTTAAATAATAGCTCTCTTACATACTCATCGCCATCATCGGCTGTTTTTGTATAAATATCTATTTGATATAAAACTTTGATTGGAATGACATTAAATTGTAATGTTTCTTCTTTGGTTTGGGCCAATGTTAAACCAGCAAAAGATTTAGGAGCTTTTACATTAAGTAATAATTCAATATCAGAATTCCTAGAGAGCGCGATTAATGGTAATTCTATTGGTTTATCTTTATTATCATCAGCAGTAATTTCAAAAAGACGTTTAGTTTCATCTGGCTTCAAAACGCGTATTTTTCTATTATCTGGAATCCATTTTTTTAGTTT